TTCGCGGCGAGCGTTGTTTTGCCGTACTTCGATGATGGTGGCCGTGGTGTCCTTGGATGACCAAGACACATCCTTCCAGACCGTGCAGACCGCCGCGTTAGTCTCGACGGTGCTTGTCAGGCTCACGCACCCGGTCAGGGGACAGATCAAGAGCGTCAGCAGCATCCACCGCATTGCGTGTTCTCCGTAGCACGTCCGCCGTTGCCGCAGCCTCAATCTCGGCCACGGCGTCTCTGCGGATCTTGTAGTAGACGCCCGTCAGCGTCATCAAAATGATGACGCCCATGATGGCGTAACGCCCCAGCGGCGTGAAGAGCAGACTAAACACCGTGTTCGTCCATGTTCTTTTTGCGCCAGAACCAGATTGCCGCCGCGAGCCCCACAACGGCCAGCATGATAAGAAAATTAGCGTTGCCAAATAAGCCAGCAAGCTGATTTGCTGTATCAGAAGCTTCCTGCGCCTGCGAAGCGACCTCCTTAGCAATACCCAAGCCTCCAAGCCCTGCCGTGAGTACCGCCGCGTTACCTTGTTTGCTCTCTGCCATTGTTCTTTGAGGGCGAGGCGCGTCAGGCTCAAGGCGGTGTTCTTGTTCATGGTCAAACACCTGTTCGGGGGTGACGGGCGCAGCGCCCGCCGTCCACCATGCGCCCGCCGCCTGGCGACGGCGCACCAGCCCCGGCAATACCTTGCCGCCGCCCTTGGTCCACTTCATCAACTCGGCAGGCACCGCGTCAAGATCGCCAGCGTTGACCTTCTTGAGCATTGTGGACGATTTGAGGTTGCCGACGCCTGCGTTGTAGGCGAAGTCCACCAGCACGTCGAACTGGTTCTGCGTCAGTTCGACCTTGACCAAATCCATCACGGCAATCTCGTACTTGACGATGTCGCGCTTGAGGATGTCTTCGGCTTGCGCCTGCGTGATGGTCATGCCGTCGTTGACCATAGGCGCGCCAGCAGCCGAGGTGTGGCCGTAACCGATTGTACACACATTTGCGGGGCAACGGTACGCCTTCAGCTTGCAGCCTTCGAACTTCTTGAGCAGGTTATCAAGACCACCTTGGCTCATGTGCATGGTTACTTTCCCTTTTCTAAAAGAGTGACACGCTTATCCAGCGCGGCGATCATCTGTGCTGTGTCAAACCGGATGGCGGCGCGGGCGGCAGCGGCGTCGGCCACCATGTCCATGCGGCTCTTCTCGATGGCGGACATGGAACGCTCACGGTCCAACGTCATGGCGGCGCGGGCCAAGGCGCTTTCCTTCTCGACCTTGCTGATCTGATCGCTCAAGTTCTCGCGGATCTGCGCCATGTCGATGGTGGTGCCTTGCGGCGGGATCGCCTTGTTGTCTGAATTAACAACGACAGCAATCTTGGATTTCAATTGAATGATTTCGTTGTTAGCCCCGGATAAGGCGCTCATGAGATAGACAACGCAAGAGAACAGGATCGGGATGCCCGCGAAGGTGATCTTCTCAACAAGCGCGCCCTTGCTGGCGCTCGCCGCCATCTCGATGGCGAACTTCTCCTGTTTCTCTTCGGTCGTACTCATTTGTCCGCCTTTGCATCCAGCTTGTCATAGATGCGCTTGAACATGTCTTCGATGTGGTCCATGCGCTTGTCCATGTCGAACCGGCTGACGTAGGACTTGGGCAGGTCTACCTCTAGAAGATGAAGGTCTGATCTAAGCTCCTTGACCGCGCCCCAGACCTCCCGCGCAAACCAGCCGCCCATCGCGATGGCGACCGTGGACGCGATGTTCATCAGTGTCTGCGTGTCCATCAGGGGGCCTACTGGTTAGCAAGAGCGTTAAGGAATTGTTGCGCCATTGGCGAACCTGTTGCCATCAAGTTAGCGTTGAATGGCGCGGTTACGTCGCCGCGCCGCATACCTGCAGCCAAGTTGGCGGCATTAAGTTCCGCTAAAGCGTTACGCCCAACTCTTGCGCCGTACCCCGCAGCCATCGTAGGCACGGCCAACGCCGCGCCCATAGGACCGCCTGCGGCGGCAGTACCTGCGGCCAATTGCGCTGCGGTACGGGTCAGCCCACCGAAATTTGTGCCAGGTTTCAATTGGCTGACCATCCGCAGGATGTCTGACCCGGCGCGGCCCTCGGCGACGCGGCGAATGTTGGCAACCTCTGCTTTAGTAAAGCCGGGGTGCCAACCGTTGTCGATCTCCCGCGTCAAATTAGCAAATTGTGTACGGATGGCTTCATCAATTTTTCCGTGTTCAGCAGCGGCAGGCGAAATTCTAGCGCGTTGAACGGCGTCTTCGATCTCCTGACTTTTGTTCATGCGAGACCAATTCATTCGCGCTTCAGTTACCGCGCGCGCAGCCCCCGGCGCGTCGCCAGCACGAACCGCGCCGGGAGGCGGACGCGTGGCAAAATTGTTTAGCTCATCCGTAATGATCAGGCCTAAACGACGTTCAGCAGGCTCTACGCTGTTTCGTGCTGCGCCAGCTACGCGGCGCAAAATGTCAAGATCTTGGAATGTTTGATGACGGAATACGCCTGGTGTATCAGTAGCCGTTGCTGTGCGTATGCGGTCCATGACCGTTTCCGCATTGGGGTATAGACGCGCGTCAAATCCTTCGCGGGCTAACCTTTGGTCTAGATTAGCCGCAAAATTATCAAACGCGCTAGATCTGTATACGACGCCAGCATCATCAGCAGCACGATAAGCGTTTTGCGCTTGCGTACGAAGATCAGCGGTTGAAGGTGTCCCTGCCCGCGCAGCGGTGGCTTGTATTCCGCGTCCAATATTTCCGACGCCAGCGGTCGTTTTACCGCCAAGTATGGACCCTGCCAAGCTGCTACCGACAAGCGCATACGGGTCAGTCACGTCGCCGTATTCTTGCAATGCAGTAGGCGCGGCGGCCCCGCCAGCCCCCGCGCCCATCTGAATGCCGGGCTGTTGACCCAATTCGGTCATAACGCCGCGCGCGACCGGCGTTTGAGCGCCTCGCGCCAAAGTAGAGAATGCGCGTGCTTGGCTACCCGCACCACCAGCGCCGCTCACAAGGGCGTCCAGCATCGCTTGTTCAGACGTCTGTGGGCGCGCGCCTATTCCGATACGTCCGTAAGCGTTTTGAATGGTTTCGGATGGCGGCGTCATCCGGTTCCACCCCATATAGTTAGCCAAAGCATTGTAACCGGTAGCGCCGACATCGCCCGCTGCTAAACCCAGCGTAGCCAACCCCGCGCCTGCCGCAGACCCAACAGGACCGCCAAAAGGTGCACCCGCCAACGCGCCAACGCCTGCCGCCGTTGCGTAAGGCGACGCAGCGCGCGCGGCAACCTTTACATTTTGAAGAACAGACGTGTCGGGCGTCTGAATAGGCCCTGCGGCCACAGACGCCCTAAACGCGCCCGTAGGATCGTATGCGGCAAAAGGATTATCCGCCGGAGGTGTAGCGTAGATCGCAAAAGGATTCTCTGCCATTTATCGCCCCATTACTCTAGCCGCTGCGCCAGCCCCAAAAATTTCGTCAAATTGCGGTGCCATTGAGGGGTCAGCTTTTAACTTTGAGATAGCTGCGGGCGGGATAGCACTTGCGGGCGCGGCGGCAGCAGCAGGCGCAACAGGCGCAGCAGGTGGGGCAGCGCCGCGCCGCCCGCGAGGTACGCCACTTTCGGGCGCAGTTTGAGTTGCGGGTTTCAAGTCTTCAAGCGACATGAGTTCGCCAAGACCATATTTTTTACCAAAGTTATTTAGCGTGGCGACAATTGTGGCGTCAGTTTGCCCCGGCGTAGTAAGCGAATTCAAGATAGATTTCATTTCCGCTACGGCATCTAGGCTTTTTGCGCCGGTCAGTTCAGCAATGGTGGGGAGGAGATCGCGGCGCAAATTTTCAATTGTCGCAATATCACTACCTGTTTTAGGCGAAAGCACCGTAGTTACGCTGGAGGGCAACGCCGCTAACGTGCCAATCTTGGCGCGTTGCATGAGCGTCTGATCACCTTCAGCCCTAATGCCTTCGTTACGCGAAAAGATATTTTTATATGCGGTGGCAATACCTGCAAGTGTCGGGGCCAATTTTTCTTTGGCTTTTGTAATGTCTTTTGTTTCTTCGCCGCGCTTAACGTCAGCCGCGCCTTGCGCCCGCGCTTCAGCCTCAGCGCGCAGTTGTTGCGGTTTAGCCTCTTGTTCCGCCGCCAGAATTTGCTCAACAGTTGGTTGCGCCGCGCGGGACGCAAGCATTGGCGCGGGCGTAACCGCAGCAGCAGCCGCATCAGGTTGTACGGCGGGGGCCAAGTTGTTAACGCCCGGCGCTGCACCGGGGCGCCCTAACGCCAACGCATTATCAACCGTGGGCGCCATAGGCGACGGAGCCCCAGCAGCGGGCGGTGCTGCGGCCATCTGCGGCTGCACGGCAGCGTTAGCGCCAGGCGTACCAATCTCCGACAACTGGATCTGCCCAGTGCGTTTATTGCGGATAGCTGGGCGACCGCCGATGGTGGTAGCCTCCAAATCGTGCGCGCTTGCGCCCGTCTGAACGATATTTTTCACATTATCCTGCGTGAAATCACGCGACGCAATGGCGCTGATTTCAGGGTAAACCTTAGCAAGTTGATCGTACAATTTGTAGTATTGTTCGGGGGTCTGTGCGGTCGCAAAAGCGGGAGCAAAGACAGATGCCGTACCTTGCATCAAATCAAGCTTGGCCTTATCATCCAAACGTTTTGCAGTTGAAGCCTTATACGTCATTTCGGCGTTTAAACCGTTAAACTTTGTAATGGTTTCGTATGCGTCAGGATTAGTTCGGCGCAATCTAGTAAGCGCATCAGGATCTGTCAGAGTATCGTTTCCGCTGATGAAATCGCGAGCGGCAGCGCCCGCCTGAAGAGTGCGTTTTGTCTCGCCCACTCTAAGGCGCGCTTCTTCAAGCGCGGCTTGCGCGGCTTGCGTCTGCACTCCCATAGCGCCCATCGACGCGGAATGACGCTGAAGCGCCAACGCGGGTTCGTAGTTGCCTGACGCGATTAGACCCTTAATAACATCCGGCGTTGCTTGGCCGCCTGAACGCCCAAGAATTTCGGTCAACGCGTTTTCTTTCTGAACTTCCCGCGCCCGCTGCTGCATGAGCATGTTGGACGTCTGCATTTTCTGCAAATGCTCAGCCATCGACAGCATATTGGGGGCTTGCGCCTGCTGAAGCTGCGGAAGGTTGACGCTGTAATCGACCATCGGTCTATCCTTTGAAATAGCTGTTGATCATACCATAATCAGCCGTTGTCATTGGACTGCCCCCACTATATGGGTTTACGCCCGCGCCGCCACGGTTCAGATAGTTGTTCATGGTGTACGAACTCATGCCCTGATTGAGCGCGTTCGTCACCGCGTTCGCTTGGTTCAGATACCCCGACGCCTGCGCGTTGCCGCTCGCAACGGCGGCCTGCCCCAAACCCTGACCCAGATTGGTGTAGGTGTTGCCAAGGTTTGTGCCCAACGCCCCGGCCTGCGCCGCCGATCCAGCAGCCGCCGCCTGACCGCCTGCGTACAGGCTCTGCAACGGAGCAAGTTGCGCTGTCCGGTTGGTTTGATAGCGGTTAAAAGCGTTCTGGTACTCTTGCGACCCAAGGTTCTGGCCGTACTCGGTAGCGCCCTTGATGTTCGCGCCGGACATGCCCATGCCTTTGGCGGCGGCGCTGGCGTTCAGTGCCTTCATGCCTTGCTCAAGGCGAAACTGATAGCCGGGGTCAGTCGTGAAGTCCGACATGCCGAAGTCTTTGGCGTACCGGCCATACCCTTGCGCGTTCTGATCGCCCCCAATGCCCAGCAGTTGCATAAGCTGGTTCTGGGCGGTCGTGCCACCTTCGCGGTAAGGCGCAAGATCCGCCCGACCGATGTCAAACATCTCACGTTGGGCGGCGATGCTCTTGTCAGCAGCTTCGCGTTGAGCAGCGGCGCTCTGCGCGGCGGCTTCTTTTTGGGCGTTGGCGGCGTTGCTAGAGCCAAGCAGACTCGCGCCTCCGCCTAAAACGGCAGCCCCTAAGATGGCAGTTTCGATACCCATATCAGTTGCCTTTCACCAGCGCGCCGTCGTCGCGGGCCTTGAACCCAAGGCGGTCGAAGATACCATACATATACTCATGTCCTGGCATGATCCGCGTGTGGGCGTCCTCATGCGCGAACAATTCCGCCAGTACCCCCCGCGTTGCCCACCGCCGCCGCCACTCCGGCAAGACCGACACATGAACTTCGCCGTCTTTGAAGTACGCCGCACCA